TTAAATTCTAATGGAGTACTAAAGTCACCTAAAAAGTAGACATCTCTAATAATCTCATCAATTTCTGTTTCTATTGTTTTAAATTTACCCATTAGATATAATCTTTCATGGCTCTATCAAGTTGTTCTATACGCATCTCTGCATATCGCATAACTTTCCTAAGATCTGTTATCTCTGATCCAATTTCGTCCTCACCATCATAGAGCTTGTAACCTGCCCTCATAGCATACTTGATTATGTTGCCAGTGTGGAAGGGTAAGTGGTTATCCATTATGAATGTTATAGGTTCTATTTTCCACATTGTATAGTGTGGTGGTTCTTTTACTATGTCTGACATTTAATGTCCTTTCTCTAAGTTCCTTATAGGAGAGTGTAATCTCCTTGTTAAATCCGACCCTCGTGGTCGGATTATTTAGTAATAAGAGGTAATAAATATGTCTAAAGAGGTTCATCCAAATAGCCTTAAAAATTTAGCTCCTTCTTTCACAAAAGAAAATGCCCGTGAAATGCAATTAAGATCTGCTGCTTCTCGAAAGGCATCTAGTGATGCAAGGCAAGCTTTAAAACTAACCATGAAAGACTGGAAGAAATACAAAGAAGATGTATTGGATCAAGTAGATATGAATTCTTTAGATGTTCTCAAAGTTCTTATGTTCAAAGCTCTACAAGATGAAGACTTTGACACTGCCAGTGACTTAGCTGCCAAGGTAGCCGAGTATGAACAACCTAAACTACAAAGGAGAGAACTCCAAATAGAAGAGATTGGTGCAGACACGCTGTCTGATGAAGAGCTTGACAGTAAAATCAGAGCTTTGAGAGTAGTCTAGCAGATTCTGCAAGAAGCCGATCCGCTTTGTCGGAGTTTTGTCGGACCCCAAAAAAAATAAGTTTTGTCGGTTTGTCGGATATACAAAAATAACACCCAAAGACTCAATGAGAGTCTTTGGGTTTTTTTATTTATCTTTTACTAGCAGATATAATCAATAAGACTGAAAGAACAAACAGAAGCAGATTCATCATCTGTTATCACCAGAGCCTTGCAGTGTACCATTCTTAGCACGTTCTGATAGTTTGTATAAGTTTCTAGCAGCAATATCATCTAAGTTTAAGGCTGTATCAGCTTCTAGATAATGAGCAAGCACTGCAATATACCACAGTACATCACCAAGTTCGTCTGCAATACCATCATAGGAGTTACCATCACGAATACATTTCTTGATTTTATTTGCAACCTCTCCAGCTTCTCCACATAGTCCTAGACTTAGGTATGCTATTGCTAGAGTTGGGTCTTTATCTGGGAAGATTGCAGTTTTTAGTGCTTGAGATTGGTATTGTCCAAAGTACATTGACATATTCTTCTCCTATTTAGTATTTCTTTACTTTTTCTATGATAGTCACAACATCATTGGTTGTATAACAGATACGACAGTCTTGACACTTTTGACCAGTGCAGTTCTGTCTGTCCATGTATTCATCTGCTAATACATTATTGAATGTTTTATCAAAACCTTTAGGAGGTTTGGACATAATGTGTGACTTTTTAGGATTTGAGTAGATAAGATTTAAGTTGGTTGGTTTAGTATTGTCACGTAACCAACGGAATACAATATCTACACGTTTAGTCCACAGGGCAAAGGTGCACCAAGGATTGTCAACAGTGATAGCCATAAGGTTTTGCATATGTTGATCATTGATGAGTTCACCATGAGCAGAGAAACGGAATACTGAATCATTTATTCTAGGTATTTCTTGTGGTTCTAAAGGACGAGATGAGAGCAAGTCACTGTTACGTTGAAGTGCTGGTGCCATGTTCTTACGATAGCCTTTGAGCATGGTGTGACTGTAGCAATCTCCACAGATGTTATCTGTTTTGTGTTCTACAGCACGTTCATGTTGTTCAAGGCAGTACGTATTAGTACGAGTGTTAGTACTGATAGCACGAAACCCTTCAAGTTTACCTGTCATTTTTGATATGTGTACAGAAGCATGGGTCATTGACTGTTCCAACCTTTTCTCCAATGTCTTAGATGTTCTTCTTCGTTTATATAATCTAAGACACTTTCAGGTAGTCCATCCATTTGCCACAACTTTAATAGGTAATCAGCTTGTTTATCTCCTCTTTCTTCCATTTCGTTTAGATAATTGAAGAGTTCTAATTCTAATATATCACTCATCATCGATATCTTCACCTTCATCAGGCTCCCATTGATCATGTACTCCATTAACGAAAGAACCTTCAAACATACCACCTTCATCTTGATAGTCAGCATCTACATGAATTCCAAGTTCTTGTAAGTGTTCCCATACATGAATAGGTGGACCCCAAGCAGTCCAACAGTTGAAGGTTACAAAGTAATCATCTTTTGAATGATCTGGCAATGCTGTTCCTGTTATAAATTCAGGTAAGACGTTACCATCTGTATCCCATGAGGAATCATATATTTCTACTTCTGCTACATCCCATTTACAACCCCAGTTTTCTACTCGCCAATCATACCATTCAGCATTGAAGTTACCATTTTCATCTTCAAAGTATTTATTCATTTTAAATGGCATTGGTATGATTAGTTGTAATAGTTCTGGTTCATTTTCTCCGACAACTGATTTACGCAGTTCATCGTATATTATCCTCATAAGGTCCATAGAACCAGTGAGTGTTACTTGTTGATAACAATGATTAGGCATTACGACTCTCCGATCTTTTAATTGAAGTTGTATATACAGCATCTTTTAGTGTTTTATCAATGCCAAGTTTAATCACTTTATCAAAAGCTGTTTCCTTATCATATGCTGGAATTACAAATGTTTTTGTGATTGTGATAGTTACGTCATAGTTACTCATCTTCCTTTTGATCATCTGTATCTCCAAGGAATCCGTGTTCGATTCCATATTTAGCATATAATACTTCTAATCCACTAAAGATAGCTAATGCATCGTAGTCTTCGTTACATTCCATGTCTATTTCGTATTCATCGTTAGTGCCTATGTACATTACGACATTAAAGAGTTGTGCAATTCTACGATATTCCACAACTCTTTTTTGTTTTTGAAAGTCTATAATGTTAGACATCAGCCAATTCAGCCAGAGTTTCTTTCTCATCTTCTAGCACATCAGATGCGTGGGCCATGTCTTTTAACACAAAGCCAAGATCAACGAATAGAGACTCTGCTTCTATACGAGGAAGTATCAATGCCCTTTCCGCTATTTCAATTACTACATCACCTTCTGCAGTCCAGAAGATGTTGTGTAATTGAGAGCCAGCACTATGGTTATCTGTCATTATTAGTTGAAACCTCTTAGTTTAATTACATTGCGAATACGATCTACTGTAGCAATAGACAGTTTTGTACGTGATACAAACTGTCCTGATTCTACATCACGAGCGACAGAAAGGTATCCTTGGTGATTAGAGAATGATCCTACTGGTTTACCATACCGTTTTGTTGTTCGGCGAAATTGTAAATTGTTACGTCCGATTGGATTTACTGTTGTCATTACGATAGCCTTTCCTGACTAATAAAGTTATGGTCGTTTGAGTATTACAGCTATGAGAACATATATTGCCATAGCTAGATATATTATAAATGAAATATTAATTGCCTCTAGAATTTTGAGTGCGCTTTGTCGGTCCTCGCCAAGTCATACTAAAAAATCTTTAAGAGATTTTTTAGTTTCTTAAAGTTCCCGATAGGGTACTTTTCTTTTTAAAATATAGATGTATCCGAAGGATGCAATCTTCTTAAATTCGCCCCCTGTGGGCGAATTGCTAAAAGTCTCCTTGAGGACTTTTTTATAATCGTATCCCCTCTTGGGGATTCCTTTCTTAAAAAAATAGATCCCAAGAGAACCTTTCAGTTCTCTTGGGATTTAATTACATTTGTGGATCTAAGTTAATCTTATGTGTTCCAGAGAGTCTACTAACTTAAATTCTTTTAGCTACAGACTCACACGCAGATCCTCATCTGGAAAGAAGGCACCTAGAACGGCTAATATCTCATTCAAAAGATAAACAGCGGGGAGTGTGACTTAGATCCACAAATATAATTAATGTTGAGCAGTTTATAGATATGCTCAGATCTTAAGACGTATTAGAATAAATCGGCAGCTTCATTTGGACTATCAGTGGGTGTAATAGAACCACCACCAACAATATCAAATTGCATTTCGTTAGCACTACCAGTGTACTCAACTAAGTCTGTTACTTGAACAGCTGTTAGTGAACTGAAGATACCTTTACGTCCAGCTGTATCGTATGCCAATTGGTACAATATAACATTGATAGTAGAACCATTACCGATTTTACTTGCATCTATGTTTTTATTATTACCATCAACAACCCTAGGTGGACCATTAGGCTCACCATTTGCTCGTAGTTCATTACGCTTTAAGGATACGTACTTGATACCATCTGCATCTGTTTTGACATTTAGGTGATTATCTTCAGCATACTTTGCAGCTTCTGCTGTTTTGAATTTTGCTTTACATTCGTACTGTCTTTTTCCTGGAGTTAAGCCCTCTTTTGGAGTGACAAACCTAGGGAAGTCGCAAGTTACATCTTCAAGTTTTAGATTACGTGGAGTGAATTCCATAGTTATATTCCTTTATATGGATTTAGATGATTTAGTCTTTAAAAGTTCGGCCCCTGTGGTCGAACCCCTAAAGGATTTTACTTATTAGGACGATTTCCTATAAGTTCCTGATAGTGATCCCAAGCATACCATATGCAAAAGATCATCCAACCTGTAATGAACAGCCACTCTAGCCAGAACATTACTTGAAGTATCCTAAGACTTCTTCAACGTAGTATGTGGCTTTCGCTTTTGTCATCGTAGGATATTTCTTCATTGTGGCTTCAATAGCCTGTGCTTTATTAGTTGCCATAGTAGGCGTTCCTTCTTATGTGGGTTTCAGCTCTTGATATAGCTGTGATTAATTCTTGCGCTGATAGATTCTGATGTACTTGATCAGGTTCCTCAAACAACGCAGACGAAAACTCTTCTATGTCCCCTTCTGGGTTTATGAGAGCTACTTCGATTGTAGTAGCCCCCTTTGGTTGAATTAGAGATAGTTCATAGTCACGAGTCAGTTTGAGTCGCAACCTATTTGTTATGTCATATCCACTCATTCTGGACCCCTGCCTCCTCTGACAAAGCTTATAGACAGGACAGTATGCCCCGACTCTTCCCAACCTTTTACGATTGGATCTATTGACCTGTTAGAATCATCTAGACGATAGAAGAGAGTAGATACTTTACTTGTCTTCTCATTCTGGATAATCATAGTCATACTGTAGCCACTTTCATTAGCCATTGTTAACTCCTTTCAAGAGTTTAATCTATAGGTACATATAAGAATAAGCACCATGCGATTGAGAACCCGAAGGTTCCCAAGAGAAGTAATAGTTCCATCATGCCCACACCCGATTCCAATCAGCAACTGTCATTCCTGTCATAAGGAACTCACGCTCATCAGCATTAAGCATAGGAAAGGCATCTTGTATTAAGCTACCTTCTGTCCACGCAACAAAGCAATCATCGAATACCATTGGATCGACATTGAATGTCATGCAGGTACTTTCACCAGAGATAGGTGATGGTTTACATAAGTGTACCATAGTTAACTCCTTTCAAGAGTTTCTTATTTGCATTAATATCTGAGGGAACTGTTTCTTCCACACACCACGATCTTGCGTATGTGTTATGGTTTCATTACCAGTATCTCTAAGAGCTTTACGAGATTTAGGATTCTGAAGAAAGCTTTTCCTCATTATTTTATACATAAGTAATATATTCCAGTTATTCTTGGTCTTAGTTCCAAGTTTACCAACGTGTTTTGTTCCAGCTTTATCCCATCTTTTATTATAAGTAGCTATGTCAAATTCACCACCTTTCCAAGATTGATAAGCGTGTTCTACACTTTGGTATTTATTACCAGCATCATCGGTGAATGGACGTAAAGCTAAGTTACTCAGCTCACGACATTCATCAGTACTGTACCATATGTTTATAGGCATCGGGTTCTCCTTTCAAGAGACACATTATTCTTCTAAGATCTGGAGCCTGCCGACAGATCCCAGACTTAACAGACAGAGATCAAGTTAGTGTCTACCTTTACAGTTGCTACCAGAGCTATCTGATCTATCAGAACTCTAAGAGAAGTACTATACATATAGATAACTTAAGGGTAGGGTAAGGGAACTCTCCCTATAAGGAACTTAGAGAACATGATCCCCACAGTACCTCTTACAGAATCTTACAGCACATCACTACTCCCGCTAGACTCTATGTGATCACATTCCTTTAGAATCCCTTAGAGAGCCTCTCAGAACCTTTAAGACTCTCAGGGAGTCCCACAGTATCTACACTGATTAGGTCACTGAGAGAGTCTCTAAGGAGTTAATAGGGGGGTACAGAAATAAATAAGGGTATAGTGATAATAAATAGTTATTCTCATGTCTCCTTAAGCTCTCAAGGGGGTATACAAAACCCCTACAGATACATACAATTCTACAAAATACTACAATATATCCTCTAAGTCCCTTATAGGGACAATGTAACACAGGAGATAGGGATGGATAACAAGGAGATAATGTCTCTTCTTAATGAAAAAGAGAAAAGGAATAAACTAAAGGGGTATGAGAAAGACTTCTCCTCCTTTGCCCAGGAACAAATCAAGATAATAACTAAGGATACTAGTGTAGGCTTCATACCTTTTGAGTTCAATGAGTGTCAAATAAAGATTACAGAAGCTTTAGATGAGCAATTCAAGAATACTGGTAGAGTTAGAGCTATTATCCTAAAGGCTAGGCAGCAAGGTATCTCTACATACTGTGCTGGTAGGGTCTTTTGGAAGTCTTACTTCTCCCCACACTCTAGATCTGTAGTTATGGCACATGATTCTGCTACATCTGATGCTTTGTTTAGTATGTCTAAGAACCTTATCAGGAACATGGAGGGTAACTTAGTACCAAATGAGATCACATCTAACGCTAAAGAGATTAAGATCCAGTCACCTGCATATAAAGATAAGGATGCTGTAGGCTCTTACAGGCTATATACAGCTGGATCCCCTGAAGCAGGTAGGGGAACTACACCAACCATAGCACATCTCTCAGAGATTGCCTTCTGGACTCACGATGAGAAGATATTAGCTGGTTTATTCCAAGGTATATCACAAGCAGAGGGTACAGAGGTTATCCTAGAGTCTACAGCTAATGGTGCTCAAGGAGAATTCTATAGATTATGGAAGGGTGCTGTTGCAGGGGAGAACGAATACTTACCAATATTTTTACCGTGGTATATAACTCCAGAATATAGACGTACAGCACCTGAAGGTATGGAGTTAATGAAGGAAGAAGAAGAGCTAGTAGAGAACTATGGTCTAGATTATGATCAGATATACTGGAGGAGACTAAAGATTGCCGAAGGTGGTAAGCTTAAGTTTCAACAGGAGTACCCTGCTACTGCAGATGAAGCTTTTATTGTGTCTGGTTCTAATGTATTTAACATTGAAAGATTAAACTCTCTAATACCTATGGCAGAACAGAGGCGTAGTGAGTGGGATCCTTACAGTAAGATGTTTGATGAAAACAAAGAAGGTAATCTTTCTATATATGAGTACCCTAAGTGGGAAGAACCCTATGTTATTGGGGCTGATGTCTCTCTTGGGGTAG